TATGTTCGTGCGGAATTTCCGAATGATCGGTATCTACTATATTACTCTCTGGGTGGCCCCAGTCAACAGTAAAAAGATAGGCACCTGAGTACCATTTCTTATCTTTTCCTATAAATTTTCCGGATTGTCCATCTAGGACATCATAAGAAGTGACAGCAGGATAGTAACTAAAACAATTCCATAGCTCCAGCTCGTCAAGGCGCATCCGAGGAACGTCCGTTGACTTAAATCCTCTTTGTATAAACGCACTAATCGGCAGCCTATAGAACACAGCACCATTTTCCATAATTGCATGAAAGAGTATAGGACGCCCTGTAATTGATGCCAAACCAAAGATAAGACAGTCTTCCACTTCTCCATGGTGGCTCTTAAGGTCATAAAGATATTCTCTCCTGATCTGTGCATACGTCACAGGTATGTTCGCGTTTAAATATGCCATTTAACATATAACCTTTTCTATGCAATTGCTAAAAGAACTATAACTACTACAACAGCAATCACTAATTTTTTGTGATCTGTCCATAGGTGTTCTATCTGATCTAATATATCCATGTCTACTCCTATTTATTATATATGTCTCCCCAATTTTTACCGGATTCATAATCTACTTTATTGGGGACATCTAATTTAACAGATTGTTCCATAATCTCAACCACTTTTTTGGCTTGGTCTGGAGACTCAACAGATAAATCTAATTCATCATGAATTTGTATATGTGCAACAATACCTTCTTTATATAAATCTAACATTGATTTTTTAGTCATATCAGCAGCAGATCCTTGTATTAATTTATTTAAAGCTTTGTAGGTATAAGCTCTTCTAATATTTCCTTGCCCATGTTCTTGAACAGCTTGTTCAAAAGGTAATGCTTTATTAATTCCAAAACGATTGGGTTCCCATAAATGGAAGCGACAAAGACGACCTAGTAGTGTACGGATCTGTCCTCTTTGTTGAGCACGATTAGAAACTGATTTCATTAACGCTTTAACAAACGGAACTCTTTCGTGATAAATAGAAAATAATTCTTCTGCTTTATCTTTTGATACTCCTAGTTCTGCTTGTAGTTTAGCCTTACCCATTCCATAAAATAAACCCAAGTTAATTGTTTTTGCCTGGTCTCTTGGAATGTCTGCCATTTTGGCAACAATCGTATGAAAGTCAGCATCTGAATTAACATAGGCGTCTTTAACTCCAAAGACGCTTGTGTCTTGATCTAGGGATGCGTAATGAACTACTAGTCTTGGTTCTTGTTGACTATAGTCAAAGCATCCCCACTCGCAACCTTCTTCAGGTACAAAAAGGGATCTTATTAATGGACCTAAGTCTTTGTTACGAGCAGGAATTTGTTGTAAATTAGGATTAGAATATGAAAATCTTCCAGTAACGGTGCCACCTTGATCAGATCTTATCTGATTAATATCTGCATGAATTCTACCTTTATGTTCATATCTGATAATAGTATCAATAAAGGTTGTATGTGCCTTGTTAATTTCTCTAGCTTTTGCTATTTTCTGTACTAATGGATGATTATGTGCCGAGAGAAAATTTTTTGTAAATGAAGGTGCCTTTGTTTTTAAAGTTCTTTCATACTCTAATCCAAGTTTGTCAAAAACTTTTGCAATGCTACGTGCTGCCCATATTTGGCAATCTATTTGGGTTTCTTTTTCTACTTCTTGCAGCAATTGTTTTTCTTGTTCAGATAATTTTTGTTTCAATTTATGCGCACTTTCCACGTCGACACGAACGCCTTTAAATTTCATATCAACTAAACATGGAAATAAATCTGTCTCTAAATTAAAAATAGATTCTAGATCCTGGTCAATAATTTCTTTTTGCATAGCTTTCCATAAATTAAATGTTAGCTCAGCGTCCCTTTCTGCATAACTTCCGACATACATAGAAGGCAACATCCACATATCAGACTTCGGATCAATCCCCCATTCATTTGCTGCATTTCTTAATTCGATTTCATTTTTACCTTGACCAAGATAATCCCAACCTAATGTATTTAAGTCATATCTAAATCTATTTTCATTTACTAACGAAGCGGCAATCATAGTATCAAAGATTCTTCCATTTATTTTTATTCCCATAGAGCGAATCCAACAGACATCATACATTGCGTTATGAAATATTTTATCAGAATCAGATTTACAAATATCAGTGAACCATTGAATGACTTTAGCTTTTTCTAAATTTCCTCCACCTTTATGATCAAATGGAAAATATCCTGAATATCCATCTGTGGCTACAGCAATACCTACAACTTTTCCTCTACCTACAACCGCACCAGAGCCTTTAGATTTTAAATCAGGATCGTATGTTTCTAAATCAATTGCAATCTGTGTGCATTCTCTTAAATCCGGAAACTCTTCCGGTTTATTCCATTCAGTTTGTGCTTTAAACATTAGTTATGAGGACAATCTCCTTTCTTCCATTCTTTATAACCTTTAATCCAATCTTTTTGAGATATGTCCGGTGGTTTAATCATTCCCCAAGAATTTTTTGGTGGGTAAGTTTTTTCTGCTTCTTCTTTAGTAATACCCGCATTTCGGTATTCCTCTTCTTCTGTCATTGGTATTGTTGGGTAATCTCTTTCAATGATCATTTCAATAAAGTGAATCGCTTTTTCTAAATCTTCCTTTCCGTTTTTGAATCTATGTCTGCAAATGTATTTAATAACATTTCCTTCTGGGAAAAGCAACTCGTTTTCAATTACAAATCGACTTGGCTGAATCTTCATTTTTTTGTAGTGAGATCCCCCTATTTGTTTATCGTACGCACTCATATTTTAAACTCCTTTTTTCTATTGTTACATTTAATTAAGTATAATTTCTGTATGGTTCTCGTAACTGCAACATACCAAACGCGATACTCTTCATCTTGTTTAGCTACAGATTTGCCGGCAGCTTTCATAGTGTTAGTGGTTTGATTTAAATATAAAACAACATTTGTTGCTTCTCCACCTTTGGCTCCATGAATTGTTGATACTTTTATTCTAGGTTCTTTATTAATATCTTCGCCATTAGCTAACATAGAACGTAAGTAATCTTTTGTAGTTGATGCTACATTTGTAAATGCATCATACCATTCTAAATGACATCGTATTTCATCTTCTTGTATTCTTTCTAACACTCGTTGCTGTTGTATTTCTGGAATCTCTTCTCCTTTTCTCATTTGATTCCAATATCCAATATCTTCGTATAGAGCTTTTCCAATACTATTACCTTTTGCTGTTTCAAAAAATAAACCTTGGCTTTTTAAATATCTACTAACATCTTTAAGAAGTGGATTTGTTCTCGCTAATATTAACCAATCTCCTTTTGTCATGTCGATTGCAGATAATTTAAATTGTATTAAAATTTCTCCTTCTTCTTTTTTCGGAAAGTATTCTTTATCAATTCTATTATCTTGCACTCTATTAATAATACCTAATGCTCTTGTTTGTATTTCACTTGGGACTCTTTCAGATTGTTGTAAGGGGATTTCTGTTGCTTCCCAGTCAATAAATGAATCAACATCTGCACCCGCCCAGCCAAAAATAGCCTGGTCATCATCACCCGCTACCCAGACATCACATTGATTATCTCTTTCTATTTTTTCTATCATTTTCCATTGAATTAATGATAAATCCTGAGCCTCATCGACAAAGATAACATCAAATTTATCTTTTATATTTCCCTTGTCTAAAAATTTATCCAACATGTCTGTAAAATCAATTAACTTATGGAAGTCTTTATAATCATCTATCTCTTTTGCTATTGCATCTAATTTAAATCTTTCTATTTTTCCAAGGTGTTCGTTTCTATCCAATTCTTCAAGAGGAGAAGTTTGTCTTACTCTTGATAAATTAATTAAATTTAAATATTCACTATCCGAAGAAAAAATTCCATTCCAACTATTGGTTTCATAAGAAGCATAAGTTACTTGAATACCACACTCTTCGCCTATTCTTTTATAATTAAGCTCTTGCATAACGTTCTCTTCTTTTAAACCTAAATTGTTAAACGCTAATGAATGTAGAGTTTGAAAATATTTTATATCTTTTTTTGATAAATGAGTTTCAACTTTTAAGTATCTGTCTCTTGCTTCACCAGCAGCTTTTTTAGTAAAAGCAAAATAACCAATACGATTTAATAGTGTACCGTTTTTTACATATTTTTGTACTGCATTTAATAATGTTCTTGTTTTTCCGGTGCCAGGAGGACCTACTACTTTATATCTCATTAGTAATTGGATCCTTTTCTTTCCGTTGTTTGGTAAGTTATTTGTTTAGTTTCTAATTGTTTTACTCTGCATACTTTTTCTGTTTTTCCATCTATATTAAAAGAATGACCAAATTCTACTTTACATTTGTCTTTTAATTTTTGTGCTATTTTTTGTTGATCAATTTTCCATCCATTTCCTAAATGTGTAATAAATGATTGAAATTTAAAATAATGATAGCCCTCGCCCGTAAAACAAGCTCCATTTTTAAGCTGTATTCTTTCTTTTGCTCTTGGTCCATTCACACAATACTGATATAATTCTTCGGCTAAAATATCATCCGTATGAGTTCCTGCTGGTGGTTTTATTGTTTGACCATTTTTTCTCCACTCGTTTAATTTAGCTCTAAAATCTTTTGGTTTTAAAGGTTCAAAATAAGTTCCTGTTTGATCCCAAACTAGACTTAAAAATTCTTTTTCATTCGTCATTAGTTTTAAATTTGGAATAACAACTTCAAACTTATCATCATTAGGCATAATCACATTAAATCGATACTCGGATTGCTCATATTTTATAACTTGAAAATCTGTCACTTCAGGAAATGCATTAATACTATCTGACTTAACACCAAAAGCTCTCTTATAACATTCGCTTCTCATGCATTTGTCTTTAATTGGATCTTCATAGCAAGTATGACCGGCAGTTTCTTTTGTCCATGCTTTAATTTTACTATCCAGCTTAGCTTTATCCCAAGGTGTTTCTAAATAATTATAATTTGCTTGTGAAACTAAGTCTGGCCATTTTTCTTTATATTTCTTTTTTGCAAAGACCATATAGTTATACATAAATCGATCTCGGCCATCATCTAGTTTAGATTTAGAACATAGTGCTAAACATGGCGGACCATCAGCAAATTCTGGATTTGTTCCCAGTAAAATATTTGTATGTGTTTCTTCAACTAAAGCGTCTAATCTTTCTTTACTTATTTTAGATTCATTTGCTAGTTTTATAAATTCTTCTAAAGATAATTTAACATTATTTTTATTAATAGCATATCGCGTTGTTTTCCCATTATTATAATAAGGTAAGTTAATAAAGTTACCTGGTTTAATGTCTCCTTTTTCATCTTCTTTCAATTCTTTCTGTTTTGGAAAAATTTCTGTGTTTGGTTTTAAACCAAGTGGCAACAGAAAAGCTTTTAACGCCTCAATTAACTCTGCTGCGAGCATGGGTTCTTTCAAAAAAATATAACAATGAAGTCCACCACTTTTAGATAATAATGGAACTAAAGGTAATTTGTATTGTTGAAATTTTGCTAAGTAATCTTCGACTTTAAATTCGGAATAATTTTTTGGGTCTATATCAATGCAAGCAAATTGTGCTGTTTTATCAAGTTTACATGGTTGTATTCCAATTGATATTTTGCCTTCTAAATGATTTTTGTAATCTACGGTAGTGATGGGTCTTCCAGACCATTCATAATCTGGTTTAAGTTTATTTCTTTCTGAATCTAACGTTGCTTTTGACATGTCGGCTATGCCAAAATCTCCATCATAACCAGAAAATAATTTTATATACTCATCTAACATAATGATCCCTTATTAAGGGCGAGTTAAGTCTCCCGCTCCCGCCCTCATTTCTCTTACGAGAAATTAATAATTAGATTGACTTTCTCCTACATTTTCAGCAGCTTTCTTTTGCCCTGCTTTTAATGAGTTGTGAAAATCTCTAGCCATTTGGTAGAGAGCAGCATTATCAACTTTTCTTGATAATTTTACTTTATACCCATGCCAAGTAAAGCTACCTGAGTTTTCCACAGAATTTAATTTGTAAATTCTAGAAAATATGGGTGCTGGTACAGCCTTCTTAGTCTTTGGATCGATTTCAAATTCATTTTCCATTAATGAATTCCAATTTCTACTCTCTTTTAATTGAGTAGACTTCATCGTCATCAAAGCCTTTTCTGGTCTGTCTCCATTGATAATAACAAAATGATTTGCTGTCTTAATGATTTGATTACCATTGTCCAACATATCTTTATTTTGTTCGTTTTGAGTTGTCTTTGCCATAATGCCAGGACCTCTATCATTATGAACAGGTCTACCTTCTCTTCTTTCGAAAGGTGCCCATTCTGGGTAGGTCATTCTGTAAAAGACAGGAATTAATTCAATTCCCTTCTCTCCACTATACAGTTTTTTAGTCACTGTATTATAAAACATACCGGCTTCAGCGCCTTCAACATATTTAGCATGTTTTTTCTTCGTTTCATCTGAACCACTTTGTAGTAGTTTCAGAAAAGGTAATGCAAGATCGCCTTTATCAATGTTCTCAAGACCCATTCCTGAATCTTGTACAAAGTCTAAAGTCGCTAATGCTCCACCTTGTTTCTTTACTATGTCACTTGTTTCTTGTGTCATGTTATTTGCTCCTTGTTATTTTTGTTTTGTTGCCCTTAAACAGGTTAAAATGTTCAGATGGCAATTCCTGATTATTTTCAGAACGCTCTCTAAACAATGCTTTGAGCGTCATGGGTTCAACTTTCAGCTTTTGCGTCGGTTGGTACCCACGACCTCGTGCAAGGTCTGCGTATTCGCTCGCCTTGTTATCTTCGTTACGACCAAAGGCAACAGTAACCTCATTTTTAATAAGGTCACCCAGGCCGTTTTCTCGAAGCCATGTAAAAGCGCCTTCTTTCCTATCGCTAGGAATTGTTGCGCTATATATTTCTTTAATTTCTATGCCAGAACCATCAGACAATTTCATTGTCTTTAACTTCATGGCTTGCATAATTTCAGGAATAGCTATTCCTGATATTTTATCTATTTGTTGTTTTTTACGTTTAAGAGCTTCTTCATCATCTTTAACTTCATCTTCAAGTTTTTGTAACTGAAGAACTAAGTCGGATAAATTTTCTGCACCTGTTAAATTATCAACATCTTGAGGTGCATCCTCAATAAACATTTTTTGTAGGTTTTCATTCATCTATTTTTCCTTTCTCGTAGAGATTTATTTCTAGAGGATAATATACTTTCTCTTGTCTGTCCCATTTTAATAAATTAAATCTTCCATTATTTATATCAGAAACAATTGCAACAGCAATACCAATTACCGATGGATCACCTGATAATAATAAATAATCGTCTGAGTTGTAATCTTTTAACAAACGTCTTAATTCAAAAATGATAGGACCTGGACTTAGAATAATTTGTGTATCTTCTCTTAGTAATACTTTTAACTTACCGTATTTTGAAGCACCCATAATATTAAATTTAGGACGACCAATTCTTGTACCTGGTAATTCTTGCAGCACATAAACGATAGGTTCTTTATTCTTTTTTAGATCTGTATAATCACTCATAACTTTCTTGACAACATATAGGACATTATGTATATAATGTCAATAGAAAGAAGAAATAAAAATGATAAATTATAAATTTAAAACCAAGCCCTATGCTCATCAGTTAAAAGCATTGGAAATGTCATGGAATAAAGAGGTTTTTGCCTATTTCATGGAAATGGGTACTGGTAAATCAAAAGTACTTCTTGATAATATTTCTATGCTTTACGATAAAGGTAAAATTAATGGAGCTTTAATTGTAGCACCTAAAGGTGTTTATAAAAATTGGTTAGAGTCTGAAATACCAGAACATTTAGTTAAACATATTCAAACAAAGGCAGTTTTGTGGCAGGCTTTAATTAATAAGAAACAACAGGCAAAATTAGATACTCTATTTAAACCTGAAGTGGACCTACATATTCTTATTATGAATGTAGAAGCTTTTTCTACTAAAAAAGGATTAGATTTTGCTGCTAAATTTTTAAGTTGTCACAATGCATTAGTTGCTATTGATGAAAGTACAACAATAAAGAATCCAAGTGCTCAAAGAACAAAAAATATATTACGTTTGTCGAAATTAAGTAAATATAGAAGAATATTAACGGGATCGCCGGTTACTAAATCACCTTTAGATTTATATACTCAATGTTTTTTTCTGGACCCCTGGCTATTAGATCATGATTCTTATTACACATTTAGAACACGTTATGCACTTATGAAAACAGCTCATTTTAATGGAAGATCGGTACAAGTAGTTATCGGGTATCGACATTTAGACGAGCTATCTGAAAAATTACGGCCTTTTTCTTATCGTGTCTTAAAAGATGATTGTTTAGATTTACCGCCTAAAACATTTATGAAACGAATTATTCAACTAACACCAGAACAAAAACGAGTTTATGAACAAATGAAATCTATGGCACTTGCCGAATTGAATGGTAAAATGCTTACTACGTTTAATGCGGTAACTCAAATTATGAGATTACAGCAAATTACGTGTGGTCATTTTAAAGCAGATGATGACTCAATACAGGAAATTAAAAATAATCGTATTACCGAATTAATGAATGTTCTAGACGAAGTAGAAGGTAAAGCCATTATTTGGGCACATTGGCGTCATGACATTGACACAATTGTAAGAGAGATTAAGAAGGAATACCCAGGATCTGTGATGACTTATTATGGAGACACAACAACCGAAGATAGGCAGAAAGCTATCCGTGCAATACAAAATCCAGAAAGTAAAATTAGGTTTCTAGTAGGTACACCACAGACCGGTGGGTATGGAATTACCTTAACAGGTGCCTCTACCATGATTTATTATTCTAATGGTTATGATTTAGAAAAAAGACAACAATCTGAAGCAAGAATAGATCGAATAGGTCAGAAAAAACCAATGACTTATATTGATATACTTGCGGAGGACACAGTTGACGAAAAAATCGTTAAGGCCCTCCGCAAAAAAGTTAACATCGCCACACAAGTTATGGGCGAAGAGTTAAAAGCTTGGATTTAATCCTCTAAATTGTAGGATATACGCGCGACGCGCTGGAATTTTCCAAATCCGTTATTTTATAGCAATTTGTTTTGCTTTTTTGTTTTCAGGTAGATTGTGTTTTAAATTGATTTTCAACATTCCATCTTCCAACTTGGCACCACTACATTCAACATAGTCAGCTAATTGTAGCTGTCTTTTGAATGCTCGTTTAGCAATACCTTTATGAACAAATTCTTCTTTATCTTCTGAAGAAGTTCCTTCAATAGATAAAACACCATCAGTCACGTTAACACTAATGTCAGATTTTTTATAACCTGCCACAGCCATTTCTAATGTGTACTTATCTTCACCTGCTTTCTTTATATTATAATACGGAAAGCCTGTATTAATTGTAGGCAAACGATGAAAACGTCTGAAGACATCTTCAAATCCGATTGCGTTGTTTAGGAAATTGTTTAAGTTTATTAGATCAGTCATAATAACCTCCTTGTTAGACAGTTAATAATATAAGAGCCTCCTAAAGCACTCTTAGGTTTTATATATACTATTTTGTGGAAATTACAAGTCTTATTGTGAGACTAATGTAAAAATAAGGTAGGCCATACCACTGATTAAAGCTCCAACAGATACTAATAAAATACTTTCGACTCTATTAATTTGTTGCTCCAGCTTAAGAATTTTATCATGTGTTTGTTTTTGCATAATTCTGCAAAGTTTTTCATGAGATTCTATTTTTTGTAAGGCATCTTGTTTTGGCATTATGCTAATCCTTTACTTCTTAATTTAATTGCCTTCTCTTCATTAGATAAGTACGCATTTTCACTAGCGGTTAATCCTGAAGTAGCAAGTCCCCTGTCGCCTGCTACTAGCTGTGGGTTAACGTCGGGTGTATTTAATTGAGCCGTCATTCTATTTTGCTGTGCCTGTCCTGGTAGAGCGGACATATAATCTGATGTCTTAATAATGAAATCAGAGTTTAGTTTCTGTTTCTTTAAACGCTTTTCAATTTTTTTAATTCTTCTTATCACGCTTCTATTTAAAGGATTAGCTATACCTTTTTCTTTAGCTAAATCTTTGTAAGCTTGAATGTAACCTTCAGATAAACCAAAAGGTTGGAATTTATTTCGTCGTAAATATTTAGTGTATAGTTTTTCCTGACCTCTATCCTTAAACATTTCTCTTATTTCCCTGTCCCTCATACCTAGAACCTTAGCTGCATCCACTGTTCTTTTTATTTTGTTCATCGTTTCTAAGTGTTGCATGTTTGCTTTGATAAATTGTTCAACAATTTTATCATTATCTTTAACAGGATCTCCGGTTAGTGTTCCTTCGTAAATAAGTTTTCTTTCTGCACGTTTGTCTCGATTGTACTCTTGAATTCTAAAGTTTAATGTTCTTGGTGGATCAATATCAACACCTCTGAAACCAAAGAATCCTAATAATTCTTTTGGAAGTTCGTATTGTTGTCCTTTAATCGTTTCACCTGCTGCCGCTGCATATAATCTTCTTAATTGTGGCAAAGAACCTGGAGACATGGTGTAAGCTGCATGTTTCATTGATGCATATATTTTATTACCTAATGTATCTCGTTCATTAAAAATTCTTCTACCATCTCGAGTCACACCATTTCTGGCAAATAAATCCTGAACGACACCTAACCAAATTGATTCACTAATAAATGGATCAACAAGTCTGCCTATCGCTCTTACCATTCCATCTGCAAGCCCTGTTACTAGTGGCTTGTCATCGTTAGCATTGACACCATTTAAAACTGCTTGAACGGGATTGGTAATGGTATCGTAAAAAGAACCATGACTAAAATCCACGTAGCCATAGCTTCCATCTTCATTAACGTAAGGTAAAAGTGTTGAGTCGACTGACCAAGGTGCAACCATTTCTCTGATTGCCTGAACCTTATCTTCTGAAATTCCATATAACCATTTAGCTCCTTGATAAACCATAACAGGTAATACAGCAGTTGTAGCAGCAAAGCCCGCTAATTTTTCATAGCCAGTTCTGGCAAAGAGTTGTGGGTTTAGTTTATGTTTTAATAAAAATTCATTTTGTCCTCTAACATTTTTCATTCCTTCTTCCATAATGTTTGTAGACGTACGAATAATTTCTGCAGGAAACGATACGAAGTTTCCAAGAGGTGAACGTCTCATACCTTGTACAAAGTCAGAGACATAAGCATAGTTAGGCACGGTATTTCTAACAACTCGAGCTGCTTCTTTATAAATCTCTAACTGACTTGGTATCTGTGAAGATTTAATTTGTCCTTTCGCGACTGCATTTTGAAAAGATCTATTCATTTTGTAAGACTCACCTAAAAAGTTAAAAACTTTCCAGATGTCATCTTCAGCGATGTACATATCTTGAGACCATTTAATTAATCCTTTAGATCGTCTACCAAATTTATCAAAGACTCTAGATAAAAAGTCTCCACCTTTTTGAATATCTTTTAAGAGTCCTAATACATCACGATAGGTTGCACTTGAATTTACAACACTTTCATCTAGTAGAAATTGATAGAGTCCCTGGCCACCTTCTTCTAGGTTAACCATCTTCGTCGGGTCTGTTGTGTTAGCACCTCTTACGTTTCTCCACTTCGGATTACCCGTTGCTCGATACATTGTCTGCGGCTGAATTGTTTTAAGGGCAAGATTTAAATTTTTAATCAATTCTTTAGGGGGTATGATTGCATTTCCTGTAGCGGTTGTTGTAAAAGCTCCTGAGAAAAAGTTTCTTGAGTGTGTGAATGGACCAAATACCGTTTTACCCATTTGAGCAAAGCCTTTCGGAATCATCACTAACCAACGGTAAGCTAAATTTTTTGTAAGACTACTTAAAGCTTGGTCATCTAATAATTTTAAACCCTCTGCTATTTCTTTAGTCGTAAACATACCATCTAAAGGACTGACATACATCTCATCCGGTAATCCTGATGAAAGTTTTAATCCTGTTTCATTTTTTATAATCTTTTGATTAGGAAAAGCTTTTTGAGCTTCGGCATATGTCTTATAAACCAATCCTCTTTCTCCACGTTTAACCATTTCTGCAGATTGTTGTTTAATGTTATTGTACATCGCGTTCTTCGCATTAATAGATGCAAAGTCGGACATAGTATTTGTGATTACTTGATTAGCATTTTTGTAAGAGCCAAAGAGTCTTTTAAAAGCATTAAGGTCGCTCTCTGTTTTTATCAAACCTCCATCTTTATCTGCTTTAAATTTTCCCCCTTCAATATTTTTAGAAATATTTTTTGTTTGAACGCTAACATCATCTAACATGCTCATAGATCGATAAGGAAATACTGGTGATTGAGTGATAGGATCCAGTTCAGCATTTTTCATAATGCTTCTAACAATAGCCATTGCTTCTTCCATAGGCATTTTTTTAGCGCCAGGATTATTTTCTATCCAATTTCTTTGAAAGATTCTTGCCACTTGTTCCTGAACTTCTCGTGTCGGTTTGAAAGCATTCATTGGAATAATAGCTTTATCGGTAAAGATTCTAAAGTCAGGCGCTAAACTATGAACAAAACGATCATTCATTAACTCGTTGAAACTCTTAACGGCTTCACTCCAGTTTCCTTTTTCACTGACAACATTTCGTCCTTGAAGAATAGAATTTTTAAATCCCGTCATAGACATTCGAACGTTCATCAATTCGCCTGCCAATTGTTCTGCTGCCTTTTGATTAATTCCTATGTTCTTCATAGACTTATAAAAAACTTGAAGGGCCTGATCATTAAAGCCATTAAAAATAATTTTGTTATTTTTAACAGCGTCTTTTGTAGACGTTAAAAGTTCTGCTAGTGCTTTAGAAACTACTTCTGGATTCTCCACGGCTTCTACACCCGGCTTAATGGTTCTAGCAATTCTTTTGTATTTATCATCAAGGTTTCTTAAAAAATCTTCAGCAATCACTCTGGCAGAAGATTCTTTTCCTTCGACGCCACGCATTTCTTTAGCAAGTTCTCTTGGATATTGTCTTCTAGATCTAAAGGGTCGTGCTATCCAACGATCGACCCATCGCTCGAACATGCTATTACTATAAGCGAGTTCCTTGCCTTTTGATGAAATCATCTTGGCAATTTTTCCTGCCCCATAAAAGAAAGGCATAATAGGAAAACCTAGTTCCGCACCAAATCTTAAACGATTAAATAATCTTCGCTCTGCATCTTCTTGAGCATCTTTTCTTTCTTCTCTATCTAATGCGGATAGATTTCCTTCTTCAAAAAAGATATCTCCGAATGTTCCGATGTCTTCAATGTCATAAACCCCTGCTGCTGTCGTAACGCCTGACAAAGCAACCGCACCAAACTCTCTTCCATAAGACATTTTCTTTAATTGTTTTGCTTTTCTAGCCCCTTTATATAAATTAGGATTACCTGCTTTGATGTATTTGCCTTTCTTATAGGCATCGATCGTCTTGTCAGAAATTTCTGCACCTTTATTAAATAACCAGAGTCCTCCTTTACCCGCCGTTTTATACGCTCCTACCAGCTGAATCAGGGCTTCAGAAATTCTTCCAGTTGCTGTTTCTCGTGCTTTTTTCTCAGAGTATTTCATCTGTTGTCCTAGAATGGTATCTTCAAACCATGTATTTAATTTAGCAACCTTGCTCTGATCAACAGGAACACCTTCTTTAGCAAATAGATCTGTAATCTCTGCTGCAAGATTAGCAAAGCCAAAAGGAATTTTTATGGTACCACTTACAATGGCATGCCCCACAGATTCGGAAAGACCTACTTTATTGTTATCTGGATACTCCTGTCCTAAGATAGTGTCATCCACCTCTTCTAGTTTAGGAACATTAAAGCCTGACTTCTTAACTACATTTTCTGGTTGAATAATACTTTTTGCTTTGTCTCTTTCTTTTTTCTGTTTACGAAGTTCTTTCCATTCGTCAACTTTATCAATTCCATGCTTTTGTAGGTAACGGTGTAAAGAAAAAGCTTCATCTAGTTTTGTCGTATCTAGACGTGGTTTTTCTTTTTTTTCTATTGAGGGTAATTGAGGGATAGACCAAGTAGCCATTTACTACTCCTGGGTCATCGTTACTAAAATAAATGATCCTGCTCCTGCTTCATTAAACATATAGAACTGATCATCTTGCATATTTTTATAGATTTTTCCATGGATATACTCAGGAGAATCTGTTCCTAGATTAGCGCTATAAGCTGTTGAACCAGCAGTGTCAGTTGCAGGAAGCTTTTCACCAAAGTCTTCTGGCATAACTATGTATTGGTTAAAATCAAATTTATTTTTAATGTCTTCAAATATAGGATCGTTTTGAACTTGATAACCTACTTCAGCAATTGCTTCAGCTTCAACAGGGTTATCTACAATATTTTCCATAATGAATTCTTTTTGTTCACCAATAGCTATATCCTTTTCAACTTCAGGGCTGTACATTCCTGATTTAGAATAGACACTATTTTGAACAACCCAGTTCTCAACTTGTTCATAAGATTGCCAAGGTTCTTTTGTACGCGGGTCTACATTACCATTTGGATTACCCGGTCCTTTATTGTTATTCCATATAATTCTTGCTTTTTTCTGAACGTCAAGTGCTCCTGATGTTTGTCCTTTTAAAGCCAGCTCTTTCATTTTATCTTGATGAGCCATTTCAGCTTCTGCAGCTGCTAAACCAACCTGTTGGTCAAAAGCGCCTCTTTTTGCTTTAGCTGCGGCATATCTTTGGAAAGGTTCTTTGGCTGCGCCGGCAGCTGTTGAGAAAATACTTCCTGTTGGCGGTGCTGATGCAACATTTAAACCAAAGTCTATTAATAAATTAGCCATACTTGTATCAGGTCTTTGTCCCATACCTTGCATTAGCATTTCTTTTCTTCTAGCTACACCACCATTGTCGTATCCCTGTCTCGGAACAACTCCGGACATGATACCTTGGTCGGTATGACCGCCTAATCTAAACATGGGTCTTTTTAAAACTCTTGTCATAATTATTATACGTTTGGTACTCCTAGGTAAGGATTCATTATTCCACCCATTACCGAAGTCCATCCTAATGCTGTTTGTAAAGCGGATGGCTCTTGTGTTTGTTGTGTTTGTACTTGTCCAGCGAATGGAGCTAAAGCTCCTAGACCTG